CGATCAGGGAGGAAGAAGATTGGGCCGCCTCGCCCCACTCCTTATTAATGGAGATGACTGCTTATTGCGGGTACATAAGTACCTGGGTAGGGAGTTTTGGGAGGCTGCTACATCCGTAGGAGGACTGGAAAGCTCAGTCGGTAAAACGTATTTTTCCGATCAATTTTGTACAATAAACTCAACAATTTTCGATTTAAAAGAAGGTAGTTGGGTTGAGTCAAAGTATGTAAACCTGGGTTTAATGCTCGGGCGCTCACGCGTGTTTAAAGTTAATGCGCGAAGACGCCCCGAGATCCTTGCGGAACTCGCTGGACTTCATTCTGAGAAGAAGAAGAAAGGTAAAGGGAACCGTAATACAACCAAGGTTGTCCAGATGCTAAAGGCCGAATTGGCTGCTATGGATCCTGATATACAGGTGCATCAGATGGGGGTAATTTCAAGAGAACTTAAAAGAAGTTGTCCTCCGTCAATGTGGTTGGATGTAAAACGTCGTTTTATATATCACAATATGGAAATTCTTAACCGAGCCAAAGGAATTCCATGGTTTGTACCCGAATGGCTCGGGGGCTTAGGTCTACCATTTGACCAGGAGAGCGAAAGGGACGACACGACACGAAAGTGTTGTAGTGTGATCCGCTCAGGCCTGGCACGAAGCGACAAGAATTATGTCATCGCTTCGCCGGAGAAATCCGATGAATGGCAGATGCACGTTCTGGTGATGAAATATCTGAAGGAACAGAGAGCGGAAGAACCGGTGCCCTTTAGGCACATGAATATTGATAATAATACAGTTCTTTTAGATGAGGAGTTTAGAACTCTTTATAAGTACGCTACTTTGAATCTTCTTCAGACAACCAGCCTTCAAGCACTATGTGCTTCTCAAGATATTAATAAAAATCGTAGGAAGGCCCTGTTGAGGAACGTGGACACGTGGAGTAATGCTCGCAAAGCTATTGGTGTGTGTAATCTCCTTCCCATGGGGGATGAAGACATGCAATACGAGAATAAACATTTCGTAACTCCGTGTGTTGGGCAAGCCTTTGCCCAGAAATTCGACTTGTACTAGTCGTGGACTCCAACCCCTGATCAGGGTTGGGAGGATCCGTCAGGTTGGTAACCTGCTGACAGAAGCCTCTTCTCGAAGAACTTGATTATGTGTTGTAATTCGGATTGACCCAGAGGGCATAACCGTTTCACGTATGAGGA